GAAATTGGTGGTACATTTTATGGTGATAAGTTTTTAAGACAAAGATTATTTTTTGAGAATTGGCAGAAAAAAATATTTAATATCAATACTCACAATATGCATTATTATGAAGATTATGCCGGTACAATGGACATATATCAATTAGGTCAATTTGCATCCGAAAATGATAGAGATAGAGTGACTTACGGTGTACGATTGTATGAAGTTTATCCAGATACACTTAACTCACTTTCTTATGGTTATGATAAAACAGACGAGGTAATGAATGTAGGAGTAAAATTTAAATATAGAACTTGGCAAAATTTATTAGCAGACCAAGTAGACGGCGCAACAATAGGTGATTCATTTGGTGAATTGCCTACAATCAAGGCGTCAAAAGATTTCGGTTTATTTAGTGGTATACTAAATAGATTACCTCCTGAAATACGGAGAGTTGGCCGTGATGTACTACAAACGGTTAAAAGAAACTTACCTATTGGTAAGACGACTGGCGGAAGAGTATTTCCACCATTTTTATAATTAATATAAAGGAGATAATATTATGGCATTGCCTATATTAGAAACAGCGACATATGAGTTGACTTTACCTTCAACGGATGTCAAGATTAAATACAGACCTTTTTTGGTAAAAGAAGAAAAGATTTTGTTAATGGCTTTAGAGTCAGGTGAAAATAAACAAATAACTTCTGCCTTAAAAGAAATTGTATCTACTTGTACATTCAATGCAATAAATGTAAATTTATTGCCAACATTTGATTTAGAATATGTATTTTTACAGATAAGAGCAAAATCAGTTGGTGAAGTGGTTAAAGTTAAATTACTATGTCCAGACGATAAGAAGACCTATGGAGAAGTAGAGGTTGATTTAACAAAGGTTGAGGTTCATGTTGATGATAAGCATGATAATAAGATACAGATAAACGATAAAGTATCTATTCTTATGAAATATCCAACAATTGACGCCATTGACCCAAATGTTGATACAACAAAATTAAAAACGGAAAATTTGTTTCAGATTATTGCTAATTCAATACATGAAATATATGAAGGCGACAAAGTGCATAATGTAAAAGATTATACAAAGGAAGACATACAGAAATTTATAGATGGACTTAATACAAGTCACTTTAATAAAATTCAAGGGTTTTTCAACACTATGCCTAAATTACAGCATGATGTTGAAGTTGTAAATCCTAAAACAAAGGTGAAAAGTAAAATGACATTGAGTGGGTTATCGGATTTTTTTCAATCGCCCTCTCACACGACAACCTAGAAAACTATTTCCAGGTAAATTTTGCTTTAATGCAACATCATAAATATTCTTTAGCAGAATTAGAGAATATGGTTCCGTGGGAGAGGGAGATATATACAACTCTACTCTTACAACATTTAAAAGATGAGAAAGAGAAGGCTCGTCAACAAGATAGGAAATAAAATGGCAGATGATTTAGTAAAAGTAAAAAAGACTACTGAAGAGTATGAAGTAGCAAAAAGCGATTTGATACCAAATGAAGGTGATGAAGCACCTACTTGGTACAATAAAACAGCAGGACTATTAGATAAGTTTAGAGTAATACCTAGACTAGTAATGTTGGCTTACATTTTTGCTTTTTATAAATCAGTAACCTGGTTTATGACATTACCTGACCCAACCAATTCGCAAGCAATGTACATATCAACTATCGTTGGTGCTGGCGCTGCTTTCTTTGGTTTATATGTTGGTAAACCTGGTACAAAATTACCGAAGAATAAGAAATAATTAAATGGCAAAAAATCCAGAAATAATAAAAACTAGAAAAGCAAGAGGTGAGGATGCTGTTCATGTTAAGGTTGATATATCTAAAGAAACAATCAAAGCTTCTTTAACTGATACAGTAAACTCTATAAGAGATACTAGTAAAGCTGCTATTGATAGTATTAAATCAGCAATGACAGGTTCTACTCCATCTGCTGCTACTGCTCCAATTGGTGGTTCTGGATTAGGAAAGGGTTTAGAAAATCCATTTGGAGGTTCAGAAGATACTGGATTTAAAGAAGGTCTTGAAGCTACTGGTAAAGCAACAGTAGTCGGTATTAATAAAGTTTTTTCTGTTTTAGCAGACCAATTTGGTTTTACCAAGAAGGTACATTTAGATAAGAAGGATGCTGGTACAGAAAAAGATGGAAAAAAAGGTGAACCAGAAAAACCAAGAGTAATATCAAAAGAAAATTTAACTGGTGGATTTGGTATAAAAGGCATTGCTGCTCTCTTTGCTCTTGCTGCTTTTGCAAAAGCGCTTAATGTAGATGATATTATGAGATTACCAGGACAAATACCTGCCATTAAATCAATGGCAACCTTTGTTAAAGGTATGGCAAAGATTGGTACATTAGGTTTTGGTGCTAAAATTATTGATACTGCTAGCGATGCTATTAAAGGTATAGGACCAGCAATAAGGAATGCTATTGCAGGTGAAAAAGGTTTAGTTGGTATTCTGTCAAGATTTTTTGGTAAATCTAATTTTCTATCTCTTACACCTGTTAGAACTGCTACTATACAATTTACTAAAAACTTTACAGTTTCATTTACTAGGTTTCTTAATGGGTTTAAAAATGCTTTTGCAGGACTTAAATCAGGTATAGCAACAACATTAGCACCTTTTAAAAGTATTGTTGGGGCATTATTTGCTGAAGGTGGTGCATTAGCAAAACTTACTGGTGGGTTTTTATCTATGTTTAAACCTGTTACCAGATTACTTTCTAAATTGGCATGGCCGATTACATTAATATTTGCTATAATAGATGGTGTTCAAGGTTTTATAGAAGGTTATAAAGCAGATGGTATTATCGGTGGTATTAAAGGGGCAATTGTAGGAATTGTTGATGGATTTATTGGAAGTTTAGTTAGATTGGTTACAGGTTTACTAGGTTCTTTCTTATCATTTTTAGGACTTGACGCAATGGGAGCAAGTATAACACAATTTGGTGAAGATGTAATGGCAAACTTTACAAAGGCATTAGGTGGTCTTGTAGATTTTGTGGCAGGTATATTTACACTTGATTTAGAAAGAATTACAGCAGGTCTTGGCAATTTAGTCGGCGGTACATTTGGTTGGATAACTGATATAGCATTAGCACCACTTAATTTGATTGTTAATTTCTTTAAGGATATATTCAATTGGGGAGACCCCGAAACACCATTTAATTTGAAAGATACAATTATGGCACCTGTTAATGCTGCTATAGATTGGATTAAAGGAATATTTAAATGGGCAGGTGGAGGAACTGTATTGTTTGATATGGGCACATGGTTTAAGGCAATCGGATCAGGTGCATTAGCGGCAATGAAAGCTGCTTTACCAGGTGGAAAATCACCGGGAGAAGCATTTTGGGAAAGTTATGACGCTGTTATGGCAACCGGTGCTTCTATAAAAGCTGCAAAAAGACTTGGCGCTGATTTATCAGAAACAGGCGACGCTCAAGTGGCCCAAAGAGAAGAAGATATGAAAGAAACAATAGAAGGTTATAATAAAAGAGTAAAGCATGATATCAACTCAATAACATCCAACATGTCGGTAATTACCCAAGGTGCAAGTGGTATGACAGGAGTGGATGAGATTGATAATATGAGTGCTGCAGATAAGAAAAGATTGGATTTGGATTTAATGTCCCATGTTGCTGGTATGCCTGAAGTAAGACCAATGATAGTAGACCAATCAATTAAATCAAATAATCAATCATCAAATTCTAGTACAAAAATTTATGCTGGCAAATTAAATACTGTTGTTGACCCATACCACGACAAAGCATTGTATTTTGAAGCAATGGCTTAATACTTACCTAATTCTTTTTCAGTAAGCAATTTAAATTTCATATTATTATCACTACAATACGATTTAGCGGCTTGCCATTTGGCTTGATTTTTGATATACTGGAAACTCTCTCTTAAATATGATTTGGTTTTTCGTTTAGGTGGTTTTGGTTTACCGATTTGACGAGAAGGTTTAATCTCTATCATATACTTCTCCTCTTTAATAGTTTTAATTACAAAGTCTGGAAAGTATCTATGGTATTTTTTATCTAGTGGATTGAAGTATGGAATTGGCAATTCTTCGCTTGCCCAATGCAGTATATCTTTATTCAAGTCACAATAACGCATAAAGCGTCTTTCTAACAATGAACGGTATACTATTTGATTGGGATTACCAACATACTTCTTTGGGTTAGTTGGTTTGAATAATCCTTTATAACTCTTTGCCATAATCTATGTATAATCTATATAAATATTACTAATAAGGATATTTAGTCAATGGCAAAGAAACTATTAAAAAGCGTAATCAATAATTTAGCAACACCATTTCTTTCTAATATAGTTAGCAATTTTGCTAGCAATAGTAGCAAGGACGCAGGTAAGGTTGCAGCTACATTACTATCAAAGTCACCTTTTGAAATTAAAGACAGTCAGCAAGAATCATTAAAAAGAAATCCATTAACTTTCGAATCTGTACAATATCCTTTAGATTTAGGAACTGAAGAATTGGGACACTATATTGTATTTAATTCTGGTTTTATTAATTATAATCCACAAGATAGAAATACTCCTTTTTCTCAATCAGTTCGGTTACCAAATAAAGTAGATGAAGCAAAAGCAAATATAACTTCTGCTATTGGCAAAGGATTTAAAAAAACACTTAATTTAGACGCAGGTGATTTAGCAACAATAAGACAACCTTCTGGTTATAATAATACAACAGCGATTGCTTTGTATATGCCTCCTGATGTTAAGGTAAAATATGGTCAAACTTATACAGCGGAGGATGCTGCTTTGTTTGGAGATATTGAGCAAGGCATGATAGGTGTTGCAGACGCTGAAACCGGCGGTGAACAAATGAAAGCAGCTCTAGTAGGTACTGGTGGTCCTTTGATTAGATATGGTAAAAAAGCATTAGGTGAATTTGCAAGTATAGCTGGCATGGGTGATCCTATGAAGCTCGTTGCTAAAAGATATAATATGGCAATGAATAATAGAAGTGAACAATTTTATGATGGACCAGTATATAGAAAATTCTCATATGACTTTGACTTTTGGCCTAGAAATGAAAAAGAGTCATTAGCAGTAGAACAAATATGTACCATATTTAAATACAATTCATCACCAGGTCTTAAAGATAAATTTGGTGCTATATTTGAAATACCAAATTATTGGCAAATTAGATATTACCATAAGACAGAAGAAAATGAAAATTTACATAAAATTGGTGCATGTTATTGTGAAAATGTATCAATTGATTATTCACCAGAAGAAGAACTTTCATTTTTTGGTAATGGGAAACCAACACATACAAAATTATCAGTATCATTTGTTGAAGATAGAATGTTAACTAAAAATGATATAGTGGATGGAGCATAATGAGATATTTTGCAGAATTTCCTACCATTACATATCAAATAGCAGGCACAGGTGGAGCATATAAATTAGTACCTGATATATTCAGAAGAGTAAGAGCTAGAAGTAAAATTTTAGGCAATTTATCCTTTTTGGATGCTTATGATATAAATGAAGGAGATTCTCCTGAAGCTGTGGCATATAAAGCATACGGTTCTACAGATTATTTTTTTATTGTACTATTGGTTAATAATATTATCAATAGATACTATGACTGGCCTTTGGATGAATATAATTTCCAACAGTTTTGTAAAGACAAATATGACAATCCAGATGGTATTCATCATTATGAAAAAATACAATCAAGTGGTAAACAAAAAGGTGATGGACCGGCAGATTATTCACATATGATTTGTTGCAATTCAACGGACATAGGTGCAGTATCGGTATCCAATATACAATATGAAAGAAGATTACAAGATAAGAAAAGACAAATTAAAATGTTATTGCCAACATACTTGAATGTTTTTATTGATGAGTTCCGAAAATTGATTAGAAAATGATATGGGTTATACAGATAAGAACACATTAGATAAGCCGGGTCAGTATACCATTTCTGACCTGAGCATTATACCTTACAGAATCACTAAAGAATTATCGGTACCAAAACCTATGGAGATATTAGGTATTACCGTTAACTTTGAAATTAGTGAAGATATATTCCAACATAATATGGTTGGGTCGGTTATAGTATATGATACCCAAGATATTAGAACTATATTACCTATCACAGGTCTTGAAAAATTATCCGTTAAGTTTAATACTCCTGGTTTGCCTGGTTATGACGCAACACTAGATAATGGACAACCTTTCCAAATATACAAAGTAGATAAAATAAGACTAGAAGAGGGAGGTAAAAATCAATATTACCAAATCTTTTTCTGTTCCCAAGAAATGTACTATAACAGTATTTCAAAGATAAGTCAAGCCTTTACCGGACCGATAGAAGAAAGTATTGAAAAGATAGTAAGGAATAAATCATTTTTAAATAGTAAGAAGATATTACAATTTGAACCGACAAGAACTAATACCAAATATGTCATACCTAATTGGAGACCTTATACAACAATTGATTTTCTAGCAAGCAAGAGTGTTGCAGGTAAATATAATAACGCAGGTTATTTGTTCTATGAAACGGCAAGAGGTTTCCACTTTAGAAGTTTAGAGTCTATGTTGGTAAAGGGCGGTGCTTTTAATAGACAGTCAAGATGGAACTTTACTTCTCAAGCTGTAAGGGTAACCGATGGAAATCCACATGTGGACAATCCAGTACCTGATATAACTAGAAGGATGTCCTCGGTTCTAAAATATGAATTTGATAAACCTGTGGATACTCTGGAGAATATACAACAAGGCATGTACGCTAATCGGGTGGTGACTCATGACGCATATAATAAAGAAATTAAACATTATGATTTTAATTATCATAGGGAGTTTATGAACCAATGGCATTGTGAAGTTAAAGGTGATGGTAATGTACCAAAAGCATTATTACCTCTAGCACCGTGGAATAATAAAGGTTGGTTATCTGAAAACCCATTATCCAATTTAATGTGTTTTAGCAATACTGCTAAGGTACATAATGATTATGATTTTATAAACCCAGGAATGACAATAGGTAAAATCATATCACAAAAACAGGCTTATAGAAATATGAATTTAACATTATTAGTATATGGTAATACATCAATTGGTGCAGGTGATATAATTACCTTTAGTATGCCTATGCTGAGACCTGCTGCTCCAAATGAACCTGAAGAGGAGAATCCATATACCTCTGGTCGTTATCTAGTGATGGCAGTTAAACATACTGTTAATGTTGACGCAGGAAACAATACAATGATACTCAAATGCTTTAAGGACAGCGTTAGGACAGCATATCCGTATGAGGAGGACACACCTCCAGAAGGGAAAGACAACTCTGAATCATATAATATATACAAACAAGAGGAATAGATTAAAATGAAAAGAACCTCACAGAACCTCCGAGATTCCGCTGATTCCGGCGCCATAAAGGCTGGCCGTGTAAGTATGAATACCAAAGGGAGGATAACCGGCCTGATAAAGAGATATTTAACAGGTAAGAGTATGAGAGGTAATACTCATAAACAATTTGATAACAAAGAGAACATGAGGAAAGGGATATGATAGAAGAAGAACTAAAAAGGGTAGAGAAACTACCAGTAAGACTGCTCAAGGCAACCGTTAGGGGTGTCCGAGAGAACATTATCAGAGCCTACCGTGTTGAGAGTAAAAGAGAAACCTTTAATAAGGCCTCTACGCATATTCAAACGACGCTGACGCAGGCCTATTTGTACTCTACGCAGAAGGTCAAATCAGCGATACGCAGATTGCGTACAATAGGAGTAAATAAGGAGTAAATGCGTATAGTTAGCGGTTTAAAAGAAAACATTTAACGATAAAAATATTAATATGAACAAACATTTTATAGGGTACAATAACTTTATCTGGTTCACCGGTGTTGTGGAAGACAGGATGGATCCAGAGAAACTAGGCCGTGTGCGAGTGCGTTGCGTGGGTCTCCATACCAACGATAAGCAGATATTACCCACAGAAGATTTGCCGTGGTCGCAGGTCATTATGCCGGTCACGAGCACAGGTATATCCGGGTTAGGCCATTCACCGAGTTTTCTTGTTGAAGGCACATGGGTCTTCGGTTACCATCGTGATGGTAAGTCTTGTCAAGAGCCTATGGTTATTGGCACTATCCCTGGCAAACCTATTTTCAAAAATGATAAGAGCTGGCCTCTTGGATTTGTGGACGCAGAAGGCATTTACCCGAAATACGAAGGTGAAGTGGACACCAACAGGCTCGCAGTTAATGATACGCAGAC